GAAAAGAATAAAAATAGAATGAGGAATTATGAGTAGAAAAGATTATCCAGTTTGGACTGGAGTTATAAATTACTTTCCTGATGCATTAATGGAAGTATCAAGAGTGAGTAAGATTGGAAATGAACAACATCACAAGGGCAAACCATTACATTGGGATAAGAGTAAGAGTATGGACCATCTAGATGCTTTAACTAGACATCTAATACAAGCAAAGGAAGATGATATAGATGGTGTATCACATTTAGCTAAAGTAGCATGGAGAGCTTTAGCAGCATTACAAACTAAAATAGACAATGAGCAGAAATGAAATATTAGCATATCAAGAAGGTTATAGAATGACTAAAGATGGAAAGCTGTTAGGTAAAAAAGGTAATCCTGTAAAAGGTTGGAAGAAGAATGGAAAGATAAATGATTATAACATGTTTCAATTTAGAGATCCTTCTAATTCAAAAAAACATCTAAAGTTCAAATGGTCAAGACTACAAGCATATCAAAAGTTTAGAGATTTAGTTTTTGTAGAAGGAAATGTGGTTAGGCATTTAAATAGTGATAGAGGAGATGATTCATGGGATAATATTGATATAGGTACACAAAGTCAAAACTTGATGGATATGCCTAAAGCAGATAGGATTAAAAAAGCAAGACATGCAGGTATGCATAACAATAAAGAATACAGAAATAAACACAAAAAAAATGATAAGAACAAGAAGTAGGATTAGAAACCTGATAGATGAAATAGAAGCTCTATCACAATTAAGCATATTTGAAAACACTAGAAGAAGGGAAACAGTAGAAATAAGATCTCTATTCTATACTATATTAAGAAAGTTCTATAGGTTTAACCTAAGAGAGATAATGGAGATAGGAGAGGAATATGGATACTATATAACTCATGCTAGTGTAATTCATAGCTTAAAGTCTTTTGAAGTGTATAAGACATACAATAAAAACTTAGAGCAATGGTTTCATGCAATTATTGTTGATCTAGAAGATGATGTTGCTATGACTAGAATTGAGTTCATTAAACCTAAGTTGAAGTATTTATCTGAGCAAAATCTTTTAAAGTTATCAACAACTGTTAAAGAAATGTATGAAGAATCACTTATACAAATGAGAGAGGAAAGTTTACAAACTTGACATAAAATAAACAAAAAAGGAAATGGCAAAGGATAAAGGGAAATTCTTAGAAGTGTTTGCATCTAAATTAGGGAATGTAAGTAAGGCATGTGAAGCTGCTCAGATTAGCAGACAGACATACTATGATTGGATGAAAGATAAAGAGTTCTCTAACAAGATAGAAGAAGTAAGAGAAGGTCTATTAGACTTTGCAGAACATCAGTTATTATCTAACATAAAAGATGGTAAGACAGCTGAGATATTATTCTACTTAAAAACTAAAGGTAAGAAAAGAGGTTATATAGAAAGACAAGAACTAGATACAGTAGGTGATAAGTTATTTGAAGTTAAGATACTGAAGAATGAAACAGATACAGACTAATGTTGTATTTGAACTACTAGAAAAGAATACATCTAAAATAACATGCTTACAAGGAGGTTCTAGATCAGGTAAAACTTACAATACTTTATTATGGATTATCTTCTCCTATTGTAATAAGAATACTGGGAAAGTTATAAGTTGCTGCAGAAAGACCATGCCCAGTTTGAAATCTTCCACCATTAGGGATTTTTTAGAGATACTTAGAAACAATGATTTATACTCTGAGATCTATCATAACAAAACATCTAATGAGTATTGGTTAAATGGAAACCTAATAGAGTTCTTTAGCTTAGATATGGGATCTAGAGTAAGAGGTAGAAAGAGAGATCTCCTATTTATCAATGAAGCTAATGAGATTGATTATGAAGCATGGAATCAATTACTATTCAGAACAGATGGTAGAATTATAATTGACTACAATCCTCATGATCAGTTCCATTGGATCTATGATAAAGTATTAGAGAGGGATGATGCAACTCTACACATATCAACATTTATGGACAATCCATTCTTATCAGAAAACTTAAAGACTGAGATTAAAAGATTAAAAGATACAGATCATGATTACTGGTTAGTCTATGGATTAGGACAAAGAGGTCAAAGCAGATCATTAGTATTTAAGTTTCATATATGTAATGAAATTCCTGAAACAGCTAAACTTGTCTCTAGAGGATTAGACTTTGGATTTGCCTCAGATCCAAGTTCAATGTGTGAAACTTATATAGATGGTGATAACATGTATTCTAAGGAGCTTTTGTATAAGAAAGGATTAACTAATCAAGATCTTGCTTTAGAGTTTGTTAAACTGGGTTTAGATAGAAGGGATGAAATCTTTGCAGATAGTTCAGAACCAAAATCTATAGAGGAGATTCATAGAATGGGATGGAATATAAAAGGTAAGAAGAAATATGAGATCAATTATGGAATAGACCTGATTAGAAGATACAAGCTGCATATAACAAAGGATAGTACTAATGCAATCAAAGAACTAGAAAGCTATAAATACATAGAGGATAGAAATGGAGATCCAACTAATAAGCCAGTTGATAAGTTTAATCACTTCTGTGATAGCTTAAGATATTCTGTAGTTCATAAACTATCCTATCCTAATTATGGTAGATATGCTATAAAATAAAAAAGAGGGGAGATCCTAGAACCTCCACCTCTGTACACATGATGTGCCATTAAAACTAATCAATATGAAAAAACACTACATTGAATCTATTAAGTTGGAAAGGATTACCAAACCAACTACAAGAATCCAAAGTAATACTGTTACCAACCATAAAGGTAGTGTAAAATGTTGAGTTAATTCTTTTAAGTCTTTTATTATTTCTTTCATAATTAAAATTCTAAGTTTTTATATTTTTCTATAATCTGTTCATTTGTAGAATCATCAATGTAATAAGTATAGCCATTGATTTCTATATATACTGAGCTGTTTGATCTGACATCTATTTTCATAATTATATAGTTTGTCCCATTAATGTATTATTCTTGATATCATTTGCCCAAGTTGAATACATATCAATTAACTCATCATATGTTTTAAAATAAGTTGAAGTGTAAGGGAAATCAGAACCTTTTAAAGCCCAAACTTTGTAGTAAGTTTTTCTACAATCTGTTACTATTTTAGTAATTTTTGCATTTAACACAAAACCATCTTTTTGTTTTAATGTAAAATGGTGCTGAGTAGTTAGTGTTTCTTGACCTATTGAACAATATTCAGTATGACCAAAATCTTCTTTTTTTATTAATTTTAAATTTTTCATAATAGTGTTTTTCATATTTATAGTGTAAATATAATACATTATTATATAACTACCAAACTTCTTGAAAACTTTTTTTAAAAACTTTTAGATAAATGTATTATATAGGTATGGAAATAGAGGTTAAAGTGCCTGAGAACTTATCTGAAATAACTCTAGGACAGTATCAGAAATATCTAAAGATACAAGAAGGAGATAATGATGAGATGATGATAGCACAGAAAATGATAGAGATCTTCTGTAATATAGAACTTAAATATGTTACTAAGATGAGATGGAAAGATGTCCAAGAGATAACACTAACATTAAGCAACATGTTTGAGGAGGATAGTAAATTCATTAAGATGTTTACTCTAGATAAAGTTCAATATGGGTTTATACCAAACTTAGATGAGATTACATTTGGAGAATTTGTAGATCTAGATACCTACTTAGGAGATTGGCAACAAATGGATAAGGCTATGTCTGTTTTATTTAGACCAGTAGATATAAATGTCAGAGGAAGATATAACATAAAGGAATATGATGGTACAATGAATGAGCATCTAAAAGAAATGCCTTTATCTATTGCCTTAGGTGCTGTTTTTTTTTTGCTGAATTTAGGGAAAGAGTTATCTCAAGTTATGATGGACTATTTGGACAAGGGAGTTCTGAAGGATCATTTACAAGTCAAGGAGGGTTTAATGCAAAATGGAATTGGTATTCATCAATTTACACAGCAGCTCAAGGAAACATTGAAAAGTTTGAATATATCACAAACCAAAAAGCACATAAAATTTTAATGTATTTAGAATATGTTACAGAAAAATCAATATTAGAAAGTCAAAAATTAAAGAAAAGTTATGGCAACAAGTGATAAAGGAATAAGAGGATTTTACTTAGTATTAACAACACTTAAAGAGGAGCTGTTGTCTAATCCAAGTATAAAGACTTGTACATTTGGAGATATAACAGATGTTGATTTACAGAAACAAACCATATTTCCATTAGCTCATATGATTATAGAAGGAGCTACAAATTCAGAAAAAACATTACAGTTTAATTTTACAGTTCTTACAATGGATCAGATTGACATAAGCAAACAACTTGATGATGATGTATTTACTGGCAACACTAACACACAAGATATTTTAAATACTCAACTAGCTGTTTCAAATAGAATGGTTAGCAGACTTAGAATAGGAGCATTATCACAAGATGGCTATGAATTAGTAGGAGATCCTACTTGTGAACCTTTCTTTGATAGATTTGAAAACATCTTAGCAGGATGGGCAACTACTTTTACAGTACAAATATTAAATGATATAAGTGTTTGCTAATGGATTTTAACAAGACAAAGAAAGCATTACAAGATTTTGGAAAGAATGTAGTTATTGCTGCAAGAAAGAATCTTAAAAAGAAAAGGATCAGAAGGAATGGGAAGTCATATCCTTTAGTAGCCTCAGGACAATTAGATAAATCAGTAGATGATAAGCTAAAGGTATCTAGTAATTCATTTCAATTACAATTTATGTTTTTAGATTATGGTTCATACTTAGATGCAGGGGTTGATGGAAAGAAAACAAAATATGGACAAAGAAAATATGGTTTAAAAACATTTAGCTATAAGACTAAAATGCCTCCTATAGCATCAATATTAAAATGGACTAATAAGAAAAGGTTAAGATTAAGAAATAAAGAAACTGGAAAGTTTATGAAAGGTGGTCAGCAGAGTTTAGCCTTCCTAATAGCTAGATCTATTTTTATGTATGGTAAGAAACCATCATACTGGTTTAGTGATGCATTTGAATCAGCTTACAAAAAACTACCTCAAGAATTAATAGATAAGTATGCTCTTGATGTAGAATCATTTTTAGACTATACAACAAACAAATAACATGGCAAATTACTTAGTAAGACTTAGATCACCTTTTTTCTTAAATGAAACATCACAATCAGCATCAGGTTCAGCAGACCTTTCAATTAAAATAAATAGTGTTAATCAATATGTTATTTCAAAAAACACAAACTCTAACAATGTAGTCTTTGAGGTGTCAGAATTGATAAAAGACTATTTAGATGTTACATGGGATGGTGTATTTCCATATAGCACAACTACAAAAAACAGTCTAGTGATTACAGCAGAAATTGATATTAACTTTTTTACTGGAACTAAAGAACAAAGAGCTATTGCAGCACAAAGTTCTAGTCAATTAATTGAACATAATATATATGGATTTGATGCTTATAGTGAATTTAATGAAGGTTCTAACAAGCAATTAGTTGCAGGACAACTATTACAATCAAACACTACAATGTATCTTCCTGAAACTGGAGCTGCATATGTCCCATCTGAATCATCTAATGGTGTAACTTATACAACAATTCCTGATACATTAGCAGATGGAGGAACTCAGACAATAGCAGGACTTCCAATAACTGTTAGAAGGATATGTGAACCAGTTTACAATATTTTAAAAGTTATATTCTTAAACAAGTTTGGAGCTTTACAAGAGTATTATTTTAATAAGAAGAATGTTCAGTCTTTAAGTACAAATCAAAAGAGTTACAAATCAACTATAATTTCAGGATCAACATATTCACCTTTAGATCATCAAAA